CTGATTCCTCACTTTGCTTGCGTGGTGGCGAAAAAACACACCGCCGATTACGGAACCAGTTCAGTCCACACGTTCACCTTGCCCGTGAAACCGGTGCTACTGGCGGCAATCGACGCCATGTAGTATTTGCTGGTCTCATTGGGGTCGGGAACGTAGGTCAGAATGGCGTCGCCCGCCGAATAGATGGTCGAACCGGATTTGGAAACGGTTTTCACCGCCGTCCAAGCTGCCGTGTCCGTGCCAGCCGCAGTCTTCGTGTTGCCGGTAAGGATGGAAACAGTCAGCGTGCCGGTCGTGCCAGCCGCAATGTCCGCATCCGCATAGGCGCGAATGACGATGCCGGACAGTGCCGCGCCGTAGTCGCAAGCGTCGCCATAGGCCGTTTCAGCAGCGGTCGGAACCGCTTCCGCGATAAGGGAGCCGTCCTCATGGAAGCGGATGGCCGCGTTGTTGGCGTTGCCGCCGATTTGATAGCTTTTAATGTCGCTCATGGTGTTTTCTCTTTCTCTGTCGTTTACCCCGGCCTTACATGCCTGACTTTTTTCATTTACTCGTCAAGCATGTTTTGGCCTCGGCTGACAGTCCTTTCATGGTTTACTGTTCATTCATTGGTTGCAAATTGTCGTTCGGATTAGCTAACAATCGCCTCGGTGCCGTTCAGCATGTTCTGGTCAACGATGACAGGGCAACCGGCAATGCGCAGAATGCCGTCAGCGCCACGGGTAATCATGTCAGCGCGCGTGGCGTCAGTCGTGAAACTCGCCAGAATCAGGTTGAGGCACCGGGGATGGACATAGATAGCCGAGTTCTGTGTGTAGCCGCCGAAATTGTACACAAAGTCAAGCAACTGGTTGTACGTCGGGATGTGCGTCGAGTCGATGTTCACGAGAGCGTGAATGCGGTCGGTACGCGGGAGTTGGATACCGAGGAACATAGTGATCTCAAGGACATACCCGGAAATCGGGTTGCCGCTGGCGTCATTGAATCGCGTGACTTCGCCGCCCGCGATGGGAGTGATGTTGAACATCTTCTCGCCGGACAGGGCAGGCTGATACAGACCGCAGTTCTCGCCTTCGCTCCACGTCACGCCAATCATCGAATAGAAAGCACTCCCAGCCGTGTGGATTTTCGTCACGCATTCAGACTTGTTCTCAAGGCAGAACGCCTTGAGGGAGTTGTACATGTACGAATAGTCGAAAGCCTGACCAGTGCGGTTGAAAATCAGCGGAAGCTGACTCGCCAGCATCTTTTCCTTGCCGAGCAGGCGGCACTTGTCCAGAGGCAGATTCAGACTGCCGCCAATCTTGCCGATGGTCGCATAGCCGAGTTCGGTTGAAGCGGAAATCACCGGCAGTGGGCTGTCATAATTGACAAACTCCGGCATGGCGACATCCTTCACCTTCTCGAACGTGTTGATGGCCCCTTTGCTCGCCTCGATGCATGGCATGGAGTTGAACAGGGGCGTTTCCTTGAAAAACGGGTCGATGATTTGCTGCTGCTTGTCCGTGTAGGACATGCAAATGTCGTAGATTGTGTTCTGCATGGCGGTGTTAAATCCTTTCATTGTTCATTGGTTGATTCTGCGTCTCTGTCGGCCTGACAGTTTTATCGCAATCCCGCCATTGCTGCCGATTTTGCCGCACCCTGGGGAAAGGCCCGTTATTGGAATATCCTTTCCCCACCTTCTACATCTTCTCATTATGTCAATGCGTGTCTATTTCTCTCATTGGGCGACGGCTTCTTATTTCAACATTCCGGCAAGTGAAGTAAAGGTGGTCTCCTTGGATGCGCTGGCCTTGCTGGTGGATGTCGGCGGATGGCTGATGCCGGGGTTGCTCTGATTGAAAAGTCCATAGGCTTCCATAGTGGATTGCGCGTATGCGGCAAGGCTCATGTTTTCCTCGGCGGCAATCAGTTTGCCGGTCTCGTCGCGCTTCAAATCACCAGCCTTGTAGCGGTCAATCAGGTTTCTCCGCAGGGCCTTCTGATTCGCGCCTTGAATGGATTCCACAATCTCCGCAATCTGCGATTCGGCATTGGAGAGGTCGAGTTGCTTTTCCGTCTTCGCCCGAAACTCGGCCAGCCCCTTGTTCATTTCCTCAAGTTCGGCAGCGCGTTTCTTGACGGCACCGGCTTCGTCGAGATATTGCCGGTTGGCCTTCTTCAAGTCTGCAATCTGCTGCTGCGCGTCGGTGAGTTTTGCGCCCGTCGCCTTCAGGCCGTCGAGTTCATCTTTCCATTGCCGAATGGAATCCAGTTCGCCCAATTCCTGCCACTGTTTCAGTTGCGACTCAATGGTTTCCCGTTCCTTGCGAATGGCCTTGTTCGCCGTTTGGGAGCCTTCAAACATTTCTTTGAATGTCTTCCCTTCCGGCCCCTTGACCAAACCCTGCAAGCCGTCCAACTCCTTTTTGACGGAATCGAAATCGGACTTGGGAATCGCTCCCTCCACGTCCAGTTTGTACTTGCCTTCCGCTTCCACATACAGGGGCCGAACATTCTCCGGGGCTTCTTCCAACTTGTCGATGGTGAGTTTCAACGTCATAATGGCAACTTCCTTTCTGCGGGCGTCACGCCCATTTGTTATTTAATTGGCAGGAACATCACGCCCCTGCTCTTCAATCTTATTTTCTTTGTCAACCGCATTGGTCAAGCAAAGAATTCGGCAAACGGCAAATGATACGCGCGCAAGAAAAATTGCATTGAAATTGTTGATATTCTTTCTTTTTAGGCTTGACTTTTATGGAAAACAGGCTATTGTATATGTAATGAAACGGAGATACAGACAATCGTTCAGCCTGATGGTAGCGCAAATTGGTTAATAGTTCAGAAAACAAAACGGAGGGTGACTAAACCATGTCTTTCAGCCAAATCACCGTGCATGGACATCTCGGCGCAGACCCGGAGTGCAAGACTAATGCAAACGGCCTGCAAATAAGCGAAATGCGCATTGCTTACGACAATGGGTACAAGGAGAACGCAAAGACAAATTGGATTAACGTCGTTGCGTTTGGCAAGACCGCAGACTTCTGCAACAAGTATTTGCAAAAGGGAATGGCTATCATCGTCCTCGGCAGTCTTAACATCGATGAATATCAGAACAAGGAAGGCGTCCATTGTATTAAACCGCGCATTCATGCGCAATCCGTTTACTCGCTTTCAAAGCGCGGAGATGGCAGCTTTAATGGAGGCGGCGGAGATGGTGGGCAGCAGCGGCCACCACAACAACAGCAACCTGGACGACCGAATAACGCCAATCCTGCCACCGGCAAAGCGCAGCCTCCGGGGTTCGGCAGGCCGGCCAATGCACAACGGCAGCAACAGCCCAATAACGCCATGCCGCCGGAGTTTGAGCCGCCGGACAATGACAATGCGGGCGACAATAACAACCCGCCGTTTTAATCGGCAAAAATTGAACTGACTTTTTCAACCCGGAGAGTTCATAAATGTTCTTGGTCAGGTTTTCCCTCCTGTTTCCCTGCCCAACTTATTGTGACTCTCCGGGCTTTTCTTTTTCCTCTAAAAAGCAACGCAGAATCGTCTAACCAATGAAATGCCGAAAACTCATCCGCGCCGCCGACATGCAAAGGCTTGCCACTATTTTCCACATGTATGCCATTAAGCATATTGGAAATACATGCCGCAAGACATTGAAGAAATGTCCTCTAAATCGGCATGAGTTGATTTTCGCGCTTTCCGTCTCTGCGTTATTTGCTCCTGGCACCAAGCCTAATTTCGTTAAACGGTGCGCGATGATTGCCGAGTTCTTTGCATCTCAAAAAGACGGCTATCAACTTGAAGAACTTTTCTCCTGCGCACACGCAAAGAATCGACGGCGTAAAAACACGAAACCGGCGGGTGGCAATGAAAGCGAAAAAGAAAAAGCAAAATAAACCATACTCGAATATATGGGTCGAGCGTTCCATGCACGACCATCCCACCCGTGGCGTCGCGGAAATCTACGTGGATGGGGGCAGGTTGTCGTATGTCAAGAAAACATGCGTCGGCAGGATATTCCAGAAGCATCTTGACCGGAATACAATAACGCGCCTAATCAACACCATTGAAAGGGCATTGATAGACGCGATTGAAGGGGTCAATGTGGGACGGAAGCCAAGTCCAGATTTGCCGTCAGACGGAAAAGAATAGATGCCAATCTCCGCTTGCCAGCAGGCACTTCTCGCACATTCCGTATAACTTCACGGCAGGTGAACGGCAATGGCAAACCGGGCAGTATTTATCATCGTCGGCGTGGATTTTCGTGCGTATCCGCCGGTTCTCCCTGGTTGGCCGTTTAGTGCGCTTTTGATTGCCATGCATAGGCGTAATCTCACTTCAATTCGGTTGACTCGTTGAATTGCCGGAACGCCTGTATATCGCGGGCCTTCATTTCATTGATGCCAAATCTATCATTGGCTGGCGGCATTTGAAAACGCGTCGTGTCGAGTTCGCCGGAACGCCATGCGCGCGCCTTGTCCATGCCGAGCCTGGCATTGACCTGTTCATCTGACAGGGTTTTTAGATATTCAGCAAACGTCACCTTCAATGGATGTCTGGTTTTTGTCATTGCGCGCCGCCTGATGCCTTGATGGTCTGCCTAATTTCCTCCGCAAAGGCCATTGTGACAGGCACAAGGTGGCACCGGCAGTTGGGATGCAACGGACATCCCGGAGCGTCGCCAATGGCGAATACCTCGCCTTCCAGAGTGTCGCAATCGCTACATACCCGTTCATCCATTTCCGTGACCCACATGAGGCCATCGGAGATGTCGTCATTCCGGGCCGCGACCGCCTTTGCCGTATCGTTTGATGCTCCATTCACAATCATGGTTGAATTGAGAATGACCTGATACTGTGATGTCGCCAATGCCTTATCCAAGGCAACGCGCATTTGTTTCTGGTCGATCTGACCATAAATGCGTTTGGTGACAATGGAGTAAACCCGTTCCACGTCGGCCAATGCCACCTTGTCGAAAATCTCCGTTATGGCCTTGTCGCCAAACATGCCGTATTTGCGGATGCCGGAGTATTGTTCTTCCGTCAATGGCTTCAACTTTGGTTTTGGCTTGCCGAGAAAAACGAACAACGCCAATAGCCAAGCGCGATTGAACTTATCCTCGTTGCGGACAAGGCTGTCAAGTTGCTTCTGCAAAAACTCGACGGCTTTTGTCTGCCCATCGTCGCGCAAGGATACAATCATCTCCTTGACTTTTGCCAGTTTGCGGCTGTTATCTGCCGTCAATGTCGGTTGCCCGAAGTCCTGCGCCATCATCTCCGAGAGAATGACAAGTTCCCTGTCTTTTTCAGAGAATAAAAATGCCACCTCCCGCGACCATGACAGCGCAAGGCGTTGCAAGTCATCAACGTGACCGGCAAGCAGGACGGCAAGTTTAGTGAAGTCGCTTGGCATATTTCAATCAGCCTGATGTCATTGGTTGACGGTCAAAAACAAGGGTTCCGTCTGCCGCACCTTCTCAAATACCTGGAAGTATTCAGTTGACTTGTCGGCGCAGTATCGGAAGCCATGCCGGGCCGCAAGGTGTTCAAACGTCCTTGTGCCATACATGCACACATGCCCATTGCGCGGCGCGATGTTATCCCATTGCGTCGGCATAACGTGTCGCAAATCCTTGCGTTCCGTCCAGTTCTGCGTGGAAGTAAGAACGACGCCGCCTTCAATCAGCAAACGGTTGAAGTCCGCAAACACCTTGTTCGGGTCATAGACGTGTTCCAGTACCTCAAACGCCGTAATCAGGCTGTACTTGGACGGGAACTTGAAATCAGGGTCGCCGTAGAACGGGTCATAGCAATCTGACCACAGGCCAATTTCCTTGTGCAGCATTTTGCCGAACTCGCCATTGCCGCCGCCATAGTCCAGATGTCGCGCCTGGTTGCTGGCAATCACCCGACCAAACTTGCTGAATAACGCCTTGGCGCGGTCTGGCTTGGCGTGGGCGGGGTCAACGTACTTTTCATATTCTTCATTGTAGATACGCGACTTGTACTCTTCCGGCGTCCAATCCTTGAACATGGGCGCGAAGATGTAATCGCAATTTTCGCACAAGTGATAATCGCAAGTGCCGCCTTGCCGCGTCAATTCCTCCGGCGTCGCGTAGAACGTCTTGTCGAAATCAACGGTGAAATACTTTTTCGACTCGCAACCGCATACTGGGCATAATGAAGTATCCAGAGAATGCAAGACGTGCGCGAAACGGATACGCCGGAAGTAATCGCCATACCCGGCGATGTGCAGACACCAATGCTGGCCGGGAATGTATTCATTCGGGAAGCCGCGCCCGCCATACCATTGATAGATGTCGTCAAACTGGTTGAATCCGAAGTCATCCGGGGGGATTTGATAGAAGTCCTTAAACTCTTCCATCTCAAACGTCGCACCAATGGCGTCTTGATCGGAAAACGGCGCGTCCTTGAATGACTCGTGCGTTTTCTCACTATCCAGCAGGGTAATCCATTGACGGCCCTTTTCAGTATTCGGAACTGCGAATACGCCGCTATTCCAGCCGAGGATGTCTTTGCGAATAACGACCTTGTTAGGTTCCATCGTCGCCAGCAAGTCGGCAATATCCTTGCTGAAATCGACCGGGGCCGCGTCGCAATCCATCCACACGGCCCAATCCATGCCAAGTTTGCCAAGTGCATAATTCAACGTCGGGAACTTTGACCAATGCCCTTTTCTGCCGGGCCGGGGATTGTCAAAACTGTAAAGGAACTGATGGCCGTACTTTTCGCAGTACCGGCTTTTAATCTTGTTCGTCACAGCGACATAATCGGCTTCCGGCTCCAACGGGGGATTGTAAACGCCGACGGTGCAGATGGCAACTTTCATAGTTTTCTTCCTCGCTTTTGAAAGGCAATTTGGGTGCTAATATGTGGCGGCGGGTTACTTTTTCCCGTCGTCAACAGGGACATCATCGGTCTTGTTGTCGGTATTGTCGCTGTTCTTGCTGAACAGATTACCGTTCGATTGCGGGATGAACCCCAACGACTCCTGCCGTTCCAGTTTTTCCAACCGCCACTTGCGCTTGAAGTCTTTCCATTCCATCTTTGAATTGACATAGCCATTTTCCTTTGCCTTGCGGTAAAGGTCTTCTTCAAGCATAGGAACGGAACCATCGGCAACCGACTGGCAGAGGGAAACAAACTCGGACAAGTTGTTGTCCGCATTGGCAAAGTCTTTGCTTGGCGTGTAGGCAATACGGGCGATGTCATTGGCTCCGTATCCCATCCAAGTTGCAATGTACCGAAGTTGTTCAGTAATGGCGTCGCCTGATGTATCGACAATCGTTCGCAAGGGGGCGGTCTGCGCATTCTGAACAATGCCAACCGCCGTTCCTGATTGATGGCTCTTGCTTGACATGATGCTCATGCGGCGAAGTTCAATCTGCGACATGATGCTTTCCATGTAGTTCTTCTGTGCGTCAAAGCCAATGCCGTTATTGGCAATCACCTTGACATCGACATCTTTAGGCAACTTGTTCTGCGCGCCGCAACCATACCGAATATCTGCCATGTTGAAATTACGGTCGGTATTAGTAAAAAACACCGTTTCCTGACTGGACTGAAACAAGTGCTGGCTGTACTGCGCATCCAACTGGAACAGTTTAATTTCGCAATCGGCCATATCCAGCAAGGGCGGGATGTCAAGCGCACAACCAGAAAGCGAAGAAGCGCCGCACCATGTGAACGGAATAAAGTTCAGCCGTTTGCCGCGATAATCTGGATAGACGGCAGTTTCAGGGGGATTGTCGATGTCGAACTTGTCACCCCATCCTTCCAAGTCAATCTCGCATTGATAATATTCGTCGTTTTTATCAAGCCCAAGCACCAGCAGCCGTGGCTGATATATGTCTTTTTTTAGCGTTGTGTCAAACCGGAACCCGGATTCGTCAAGAAGAACCATCTTCGCCTTGCTTTCGGAACCTTGTGATACGGTAAAATGCGCCCGCAGAAGCATGTTTGCACCGAACTCCTGAATAAAGAAAGGACGGTCGGCATTGTTCTGCGGCTCAACCAACATGCAACGGAGGCCGTGCGCAAGTTGTTCCCGGTTGAGATTAGCCTGCAAGGTATGCAGGTCGCGCTTATGGACGGTCGCCCATCGGTGCAAAAAATCCATCTTCCCATCGGCAGGAAGAATAATTTCCGGGAATCCAGACATCGTAAGCCCCTCGTAAATGCGCATGGCATAGGTCGTCATGCTATAGAAGAGGGCGCGTTGCAAATAGGCGGCATATTCATCCGGGTGTTCCTGCTGCCATTGGTTAGGCGGCAGATAGGTTTCCTTGCTTTTGATA